CTCTAAAACACTACCTTCAGCCAAATAATGCAAACCAATTACCATTTCAAGTATCGGTTTTTCAATCTTAGTGGCGTGTTTTAAGCGTGTTTTGTAAAATTTAGTGTTTGACGCTAAGACTTGAGCGTTATTTGTGTAAATTGTTCCGTCTTTAGCGTGAAAAGCACTATCACCTAACCCACATTTACTACCTAAAAGGTTCATTTGTTTTTCTAAGTTGTTGATTAGTGGTTCTAATCTAAAACTTGATGGGCTTAATGTAATAGGGTTCGCCCTAACTTCGCCCTCGTCCTCAGGTAAAATGTAAAATTCATCTTGCTCTTTGTCAAAAATAGGTTTTCTTTTACCATCAACAAAATGCAACGCACTATATCTTAGGAAAATTCTTGAACGAGCATTTTTTAACTCCCTATCAAGACTATCATAAGCAATATCTACCGATTGCAATTCATCTAAAGCATTAGCATAAATACTAATCCCAAGTGGACTGCCAATCGTTTGATTATTCACTAAGGCTGGTTTCCAAAGTTGAAACAACTTCACTTCACTTTCAAACTCAGGCTCTAAATCGACTAAAGGTTTTTCGTTACCTTTTTCATCAAATAAGTGATTTTTAATTAAATACCTATCGTTTTCTTGTAAAACGTGAGTTTGAAGGTAAATATCGCCATTTTCCTCAATACCTGCAAAACCACAATCGACAATTTCGCCATATTTTGCTCTTAAAGGAAAAATAGCGTGAGCATTAAGATATTGATTGATAACTTTACCTTCTTTTTCAAGATTTTGCACCGTTGCACCGTTTCCTAAAGCGAAAGTAACCTCAATTAGTTCATTTAAACCATCATAAATGTTGATTTCTTGAGCTAAATTATCAAACCAAGCTTGTTTTTTCTCGTCGCTAATCACTACTTTGGTTTCAGGGTTGATTAAATTATCAGCCCATAACTCGGAAATGGTCTTAGCCATATTCATTGTGCGACGCTTTCGTTCAGTTTGCCCAACTTCAGCGCCTAAATATTCGGTATAACGGTGAAAACTTGAAACTTCACCCTGAAAATACTCTTGCCAAGTTTTGATAAGGTTGCTTTGGCGATTTAAAGGTGTAAAACCTAACTTTTCTAAAATTTCCTCTACTGTCATTTTTTCATTCCTTTAATAATACTCTATGGAGGCGCTCGGTTGAGTATTCCATAGCATCTAAATTATCGATGTTCGTTGAGCCATCATCTAATCTAACTTCTTTATTATCGGTAGTTAGTTTATCAGCCCAAACAGCTGTTGAAATTGCATCAACTGTGTTTTCGCAACTATCAACAAAAAATAACCTTTCAGCATTTAATAATCGCTGATAGGTTCTAATACGCTCATTAATTCTCACTTTCAACGCTTTTTTAACTTTATAATAAAGCCCCTGATTTCTTAATTCGTATTGTAAACCTCGAATTAAAACAGGTTCAGCGTTATCAGCCCTAATTTCATTTAAAATATAACCCTGCGCTAAGACTTCTTTAACAAATTCTACAAAATAAGTATCTAACTCGTGGGGGGTTATTTCCTCTTCAATTCGCTTATCCATTACAGCTACCACATATTCGTAATTATCAGTAATGAAAGTTGCATTAAAAGCGTGCGCTGATTGTGTGCCACCAAAGTCTACGCCAATATTGACAAAACCTGGCATTTGGCGTATTGGATGGGTAAATTTACCATCTTCTACATTATTCCACGCTTCTCGAGGTATTTTATGGTTTTTCTTAAACATAGGATAAACAGCACCCTCAGCCATAGTCCAATGACCGAGAATATACCTGTTATAATAAACTGTTCCCTCATATTCTCTTTTTAACCTCGCTACCACTTCAGGTGGTAAAAATGGGTTATCCTCGATAGTATAGTGTTGATAATACATATCGCCTTTATCTTGTTGCTCTTCAATAAATTTTTTAATGAAGTGATTGGGGTGTTCGGGGTTACCTGTCAATACACAACGTGAGTAGGGTTTATCTAAACGAGATTTTAACATCTCAAAGACTTGTTGGTTCATTACCACAACCTCATCAACATAAGCAAACTTAATACTTGACCCCTGTATTCGTGAGATAGCATTAGATTTTTCGTGTCCAACAATATGGTAAGTTTCTCCAAAAATTCTTACCGTTGAACGATTGCCCATAATATAGCCCACCATTCGGTCGCCATAGATGCCCCGCATTGGTTCTAAGACGTTTCTTTCAATGGTTGAGTGTGATACACCCATAATTACATTAATGCCGTCTAAGCCCCGTAAACGCCTCGTGGTGTTAGGTATTTCATAAAGATAATCAATATAAGTTTTCCCACTTCGTGTTGCCCCGATTTTAAAATTCCAAGTCTTGTCAGCTTCCTGAATAAATTGTCTTTGTTTTAACGATAATTTACTCATCTAACTCGCTAAGGCTTTCAAGTAGCTTATCGACTTGGCTTAGTTCTTGTTCCTCAGGCGAAGTCACAATTTTATCTTTCCAATATTCAGGTTGTCGGTTCTTTAACCAAAATATCATTGAGGCAGTATCAGGGATAACAAATTTCTTATAAATTTCAGTTTTTGTCTTTGTGCGACCACCAACTTCCTCAACAATGGTTTTTTCCTCTTCGTAATAAAAACCTGTGGCTTTTTTAAATAAAGAGTTTTCCACCTCATAATCAGCGACTTCTTTTGCTTTTTTTAATACAGTCGCAATCGCTGTATATGTATCACGCCAATTTCGAAAGGTAGAATAAGCAACCCCCATATTGTGAGCAATTTGGCTTTCGGCTAAACCTGCTTCAGCCCATTTTTCAATTTGAGCTAAACCATCATCGCTTAACCACTCTTTTGCCCTTTTTGTCGGTTCTCTCATATCATTCTCCTTTAATTTGCTTTAATTTTAACGACATTCATTCGATTGCCTTTCATTTTTGCTTAGTTGCACTTTTTGCAACCGTGCTTTTCTTGGTCGGCGTTTTCTTTGCTACTGCCTTCTTAGGAGTGCGTTTTGGTATTTCCACTACCTCGATTAAATCAGGACGCTTTGTAAGAAAATCATTTAAGCGTTCAGGGGTTACTTCCCACTCTTCGCCTTCTTTTCTCACTTGACCTGTTTCGGTATCGGTTAGGTTAGTTTCTTGCCATACCTTAGTTGCTCTTACTTTTGTTTTCATTAATAACTCCTTTTGATAATTACTTTTAGCTTTTCTACCTAAAATTTCTTTTTCATATAAATCAAGACTTAAATTAGGTTTATAATCAAATTTAAATTCTTCATAAAGCCGTTTTTTTACAACTTCAATATTTTCCATATCAAAATCTAAAATAATAGCATTACTATCATTAACACCCATCTCACCTAACACAGGTAAAGCCGTAACAATTAAAGGCACACCAAGTTGGAGTGCTTCTACCAAAGTATAAGCATAACCCTCAGTGTCGCTTAATTGCACTAAAAAATCAGCTTTCGCAATATAAGGTAAGATATTCAAATCAGGGGGATGAAACATAACATTAGCAATCGGCTCGGAAGTTGAAGTTGTAAAAATATCCCATTTAAACTTCACACCATTAGCATTAAGATATTGGGCTAGTTTTTTCATTCGCCAATAACCTTTTTCGCTAGTCAAACGAGTAGCACTTATTAATCGAATTAGTGGTTTAAATTTATCTAAAACATTAGGGTTATAAGCTATTTTAATTTCACGCCCTTTTAATTGCTCTTGGTGGAGTTCAATGAATTTTTCCTTAACATTTTCTGATACAGCATAAATTTGAGTAGTTCTTTCAGGTATTACCATAAGAAGATTATTAGCTTTAAAATCAGCGTGAATAAAAAGATGGTAATTTTTAGCTTCAATGTTTTCAATTATCTCAGCGTTATAACAAAAGATAAATGTATCACAATATACCCTTTGACCCTGATAAGCCTCACACCTAACAAATTGTCTTAACCTCGCTAATTGTTGTGGAGGACACGTTCGATACATAATCGTAATATCGTGGGACTTATGAAAGAGTTTTGCCATCATATAAAGCCACTGTTCAACGCCACCTATCGCTTGAATATTTTTATAATAAATCACAGTTTGATAAGTTTGAGCTGTGCGTGTTAAAGACCCTTCACGATATTCGTGGTAATGATACAACACCTTAGGGATAATTCCTTTTGTGCCGTGTCGGACAGCTTCATTAAAAGCCCTATCCTCGCCAATTACGAGGCTTTCATTAAAACGACTTTCCCCAATTAAGTCTTTTTTATAAACACAATTCCAAACACTATAATTCCAATGGGGAGGTTCATTAGTAATATTAATAACTTGACCATTTTTCCAAGCCCAAGAAAATAAATAATAATCTTTACCGTCTAAGGCATTTAGGATGCTTTCTACGTAATCATTACTCACCATATCATCACTATCAATGAAAGCAATGTATTCGCCGTTAGCGTGGTCTAAACCAACGTTACGAGGGCGACTAGCACCACCACTATTTTTAGGGAGGTGAATAACCTTTACAGGGAAATCATCTAAGGTGTTTTCCCCACAACCATCATCAACCACAATTACCTCAACCTCATTAGTAAGTTGAGGAATAAGTTTATTTAATAGTTTTTTAGTAGCTATTAAAGTTTTGTAATAAGGGATAATAATGGTTAATTTCATAAGTCGTCAATTATATCACTAAGATATTGTCCTTTCTCTAAATAGACGATTTTTCCTTTCGCAACTTTTTCAATCACTTTTAAATTAGCTTCGTATTGCTTTAATAAGTCCTCATAGAAATCGTCCTCTTCAATACGGTTATTTTTAAATCGGTCTAAGAAATACTTTTTGTCGGATATTTTCGGTATAACCACCGTGAAGTTTAGCCCTCGTTTGAGTAGCTCTTTAATAATATAATCTCGACACAGCCCTAAGACCGTATAACCATAAATTGGGTATTGCTCTATCGCTTGATAATATTTTTCATCAATCGGCATAAAACAATACGCCTCTAAATCTATAAAACCACCTCGACTTTGAGCAAGATGGGTTTTACCTGTTCCGTGATAAGCTAAGATTATTCTCATAAAACCACGTGCTTTTTTAAAGCGCTTTTCTTATTTTGAGGAGTTCGCCAATCACTACCATAAACTTTCTCTAAAAACATTTCAGCATTATTAATTGACATAAACTTCCTCCCTAATATTTCATATTCTTGAAAGGGTAGATAATCACGCTTTTTACCAATTTTAAGTAATGGATAACTATTGAGGTCGCCCTCTTCATCAAACCACAACGTAAATAAATCAAAGTAACATTTCTCGGTTAAAACGTGAGCTTGCCCTATTCCCTGAAACGGTTTTTCCATTTTCGTTACCCAACTATTAGGAGTAACAAAATACTTAATCAACATCCCTTTATCAAAAAGCTCTTGATATAAATTTTCCATTTCAACTCTCACTTCAGGTAAGGTTTTAAACCTCGACACATAACCAAAGTCAATATCGCTATCGTGGGGAATAAAGTTTTTCTCACGAACAGCTCCAAGTAAAGTTCCCCAAAAAATAATCGGAGTAATTTTATCAAATTTAAAATTCTCCATCATTTCAAGAGAATTTAAAACTTCTTGTTGACTACGATTACCTAAGCTCATTTTATCCCTAAGGTGACTGTGATTTGTTTGCGACCCTGAGTGTAAAGAGTAGCGTAGGTAATATCACGACTTGTTGGGGCAAATCCCTGTCGTAACCCATAACCACCAAATTTCAAAAAAGCATTATGGATAAGATAATATCGTTTCTTTTCTCGTAATGCCATATTTTGCTCGTCAACTTCAAAAGTTCTATCAGGGTGAATTAAAGGCGTGTGAGTGTGACCCATAATGTATAAATCAGCGTTAGCAATAATTCGGTTACTATCAACTAAATTATTTGCCTTTCCACCAAGTTTTTTACCACCACCGTAACCGTGAAAACAAAATATCGAATAAACTTGTTGCTTTAATCTACTCTTAGTTGAGGTATGAGAAGTTCCTACCTTAACAAATAAAACAAACGAGTTTTTAGAATACCGTTCTTCAATACCCAACCTCACTGCAATATAACGACTTGGGTCTAAACCCGTTTCCTTTAAAGTCCGTTCCTCGTGGTTGCCTGTTCCCATCGCCAATATCCTATCCTTAATTGGTTTTAAGATTTCAACAATTTGCCAAACTTGAAGCTCAGGCGACATCTGCTCTTCATACACATCGCTAACACTACTGCGAATTGCGTTGTTCACCATATCACCATTTAATACCACATAACGGTTTTCCTTTTCCAATACATAATCAACCACACTTCTTAATAACGACTTATCCGAATACTCGTCGCCAATATGAGAGTCGCCCAAAGGCACTATCTCAATGCTTTCTAAATCACTCGGCAACTCCACCCGAATAGTTTTTATTCCCTCCATTTAATTGTTCCTCTCTCTTGAAAAATTGTGTCAAAAATATTCATATGTTTCCTTTCCGTTTTAACTCACAAATTACCAGGCAATGAAGTCATTTCTGAGCCAAAAATTATTTTGGGGTATGCCAAAAACAACACGGGGTTCATTTTAAAACACCAAGCAAGATAATCGACACGGTGTATAATAAATATCTTACTGTGGAAGATGTCTAAAATAGTTGCAATCGATGTAACAAAGCCTTATAATAAAATTAGGATTATGCAAGTGTTCTAACGGGTTCATTGACAACTACATACAACAGCGACGGGGGGCGCTGAGATTAACTCCCTTGACCTATCGCATAAGGTCACTAAGAATGATATGCGATTGATAGGAGGTTACTATGTATAACTTAAGTGAAGCAATTTATAACAACTCTTACCAAGGCATCAACGATGCACTCAGAGAGATGCTTATAACCTATGGCGATAAGCACGAGGTGGTCTACTTACTTAGTGAAGTGTTTTATAGCTTCTTGGATGAATATTTAAAATCAGTAGAAAGGAAGATGGAGAGTGAAAGCTAGAGAGTTATTTGAAATAATGGGGTTTGAGAAAACCTACGAGGATGAGAAAAAAATAGTTTATTTCTGCAAAACAGATGGTTCTGCAGAATTAGCGGTCGAAGTGAAGTTCGATTTAAAATGGAAAAGATGTCACGCTTATTTTGTAGACGACGGCCGTCCGCTCTGGATGTATCCGTCACTACTAAGAGCGGTGCATCGCCAAGCTCAAGAATTAGATTGGCTATAAGGAGGAATAACGATGTTAGGTATCAATTACTTCATAGAACTTAAAGCAATGCTAAAGGCTGGTTATATCTCACAAGAGGAGTATAACGGCGCCGTTGAGTTTGAGTTTGCAACCGACGACTACAACGCGGGTTATATTAATTTGGATGAATACAACGCAATTTGTAAACGGCTCGGCGTGGAGGTGGATTAAAATGAAACGATTTTGCTTTAATTGGGTTGATTTAAAGCATATCCCCATCACTAATGTAAAACTTTATTAAACCTTTATAGTAAAATATCTCTATATTGGTATATATATCTATGTATGTGGTATTAATATTGTTATACGAGGTTGTTATAGGTGCTTGTATTTAACGAAACTTAGAGGAGGATTATAGTATGTTAGATTTATGCGATCTGTTCACTGCGTGCCTTATAATTGGTTATATGGTTAGTATTATCTTAATAGACTTATGGGAGGGCCAGTAGATGTTACAAATTAATAACGTTAGAGTTAAACGGTTTCTAGAAGCAAACGGCTTAACCTTATCGGATAGCTTCGGGGCTTACTCGGTCGTCGATAGACAGCAAGTCATCAGTCTTAAAGCAAAGCTAAGAAGCGAATTGATAAGATGCTTTGCTGATAAGGTAATAAGTAAGTCACTAGCTAAAGATATCAACCTACTTAACGCAATCTTAAAAGATAAAGCGATTTTATAAAGGGGCTTAACAGCCTCTTTTTTTTATGGTGTTAAGAGTGCTTATAACTTTATTTGATATTTATGTTAAAATTTGTTATACTATGGTGGTAAAAGGAGGATATAAAACCTATGACAAAAAAAGAATTATTACAAGCAATCGAAAACAGTCGTTTAGCGAGTTATGTAGCTGAGAATTGGTGGAAAATGGCTAGAACAGACTTAACAGAAATTATTATTCAATTATTATTGACGATGCACGACAACGAGCTAACAGAAGAAGATATTAATGTGAATGAACTATTTGAGCGACTAGACTTAGAATAATAAAAAAGGTTACTGATGAGCTTGTGAAACTCAAGCGAAACGCCCGTTTGGGCGTATAGCCGAAAGGCATAGGAGGTATATTATGAATACATTATTAAGAAACAGATTAGAAGAACTAACGACAAAGAGCGCATGGGGTAAGGGCGTCAAGGCTTACGCTTTAGAATTGATCGACGGCGCTGAGGTTGAACTAACACGCGATAACGTTTTAGAAGAATTATTAAACGGCGCGGAAAGCTGGAGCGAATATAGCTGGGGCGGTTGTTCATTAATCTATGATGGCGATATTGTTGAAAGAGTTTGCACACCAAGCGAAATCAAGCGATTTGAACA